ATAAAGTGATCCCATAGCAATGTCTCCACCAGAACCCATTGTTACATAATCTTGTTCATATTGTGTTAAAGACATATCGCCAGAACTGTGCTCATATATCTTTCCACGAACACAAATTATCATACCGAAATCAGCAGACGGAGATGTATCGACCCACCATTCTTCATAAAATTTTCTTAAGGCTTTTAGGAATCTACTATACATAAATTTATCAACACTTCCACGACCCTCGAACTGTGGCGGTACAAATAAATGTCTTATTCTATCCCCATCCATAGATCCAGCATATCCAAATAGATATCCTTCTTTTTTCCAAATCTTTGGGCTTGATCCAACAGCAATAGAGTTATCGTCTGATATGCCACGATCTCCAGCAACCCAAATTTTATTATCTATGTTATCTCTTACAGCGACTATACAAGTCATAGCAAACCTTTCTATATTACTATTTAGTATATCATTGAACTAAAAATGTGTCAACTAATTAATAGTTTGTCCACATTCTGGACATGTTTTAGGCTTCTTAGCGGTTTTATTAGGCTTTGCAGACTCATCAGATTTCTTTGCAACTGCTCCGCTAAACTTAGGACGACCAAATCCTACGATTGAAATTAAAACATTTTTCTTATTTTTCTTATAGGCACGAAGTTGTTTGCAAACTTCTCCACCATTTCTCTGACTACCCTTTTTATTACTTGAGGTATTGCCTTCAATACACCAAACAGTTCCGTCTCCGTTATCTTCAATAACAATACCAACATGAGATATTCTATCTACTCCGTCAGATGGGAAATCAAAGTAAGCAACATCACCTGGTTCTGGATCTGCAATATCTGCATCAATCCATGCTCCAGCCTTTTTAAATGCTGCTGCACCGCCTGGAGTATAAACTGTATTAGGAACCTTTACGCCTGCTTCATTTGCACACCACATAACAAATGAACCACACCACGGCTGGAAGTTAGCCTTAGTAAACTTGCCGTACTTAGTTTCATTATCTTTAGGACCTTCAATAGTTCCTACTTCGCCTTTGGCTACTTCAATAAATTTTTCTGCTGTTCCCATTTCTGCCATGATTAATCCTTGTCCCACTCTGTATCAACTGGCTGTTCTTCTGGCATAGCGCCATCTGGCTTTTTGGCAAGTCTTGCTCTAACTTCATCAAGTTCTGCATCAAGTTTATCCTCAGCCATTTTAATTTCTGATTCAAGTTTTTTATCTGCTTGTGTATTTTTAGCATCCATCTCTTTATTGGAAAGTTGTGCTGCCATTACATCTTTAGCGCCAGACTGACCAATCAATAAGCCAGCAAGTGTTCCAGTAATAAATGTTGCAACTGAGCCAAGTACATTGAAAAACATTTTATCATTTTCTGATTGTGCCCCTATTGGCTGAGTTACAAATATCAAAGCATATAAAATACCTAATGCTGTAAATAATAAAATTGCTCCTAATGTACAACCAAGAATAAATTTAAGTCGTGCATCAAGATCTTGTGGTGTTAGTCTTTGCTTGCTCATTTGTTGCCTTTCGTTTTCTGATACTCATCCCAAGCATCTTTTCCAATTATATCTCTTGTACATGTGCCAGATGTTTCACAAATAGGAGGGTTGCATTCTTTGGCATCCCAATTTGCTGGATCCTGACAAGGATAGCGATAGTGACCGTCATACCCACAGCCACTAAGGCTTAATACAAGTATACACGATAATAAAATATGACGAATCTTCATATCGACATTATACTATTCTTTTTCTTCACGAAGCGGTATGGTAATAAGCCATAGGGCTATTGATATTAATGTGGCTACTCCCACTACCTGCTGGGCGGTACCTGTAAGGGTAAGCCAAGCAATAAAGAAGCCGAGGATGGTAAATACTTGGGCTATGCTCTCAATAATAGCAGCCTTAAACCACTTAAAGAGTCCTTTGACTACCTTCTTAATCATGTTCATATTATAACCTCCTTAGTGACATAACTGAACTAACAATATTTCCTACCAAAATAACAGGTATGACTACCTCCTGAACCTTTTCTCTTTGATCATCTGTCATATCTTTACCCCATTCTGTTGGGCTTAATAATTTATCCAAATCTATATTTGTTAATACTCCAAGTGGGTCTGATAAAAATGCTTCTGCCTGTACCTCAGTAACAGCATCTGCTAATGTATATGGCATAGGGGCATCTTCATTTTGTGCTGCTTTTTCAGCAAATTCAACTACGGCTGCTGCTACTGCAGGATTTTCTTTTGCTACCTCTGCAATAAGGGCAACTTCTTCTGTTTTAATACCAAGATCTTCTGCAAACGCTTTCTTAGCCTCTGGGTTTAACTCAGTTAAAAAATTTGATACGGCTGACATTAATTTAGCATCATTAACACTAATTAGTTTATTTAACTTCTTAAGTTCCTCGTCCGAAATAGGGCTGCTATCCGTGTTATCATTATCTGGTGTTACTACAGGATCTTCGTCAACAGGTTGCTCAGGTTCAGGCTCTGGGCTTGGATCTGTATCCTCTGGCTGAGGTGAAGGCTCTTCTGAAGGTTCTGGAGTTGGATCAGTCTCTTCGTTCTCCCCATCTGTGGTATCAGGGCTTGGAGAAGGATTGGGATCTCCTGGTTCAGTTTGCTCTTCATCATCAGGGAATCTTGGATCCTCTGGAGTAATTATTTCTGGATCAACCTCAACATCAGGTTCAGGCAAATCTGTCTCATCTGTAGGCTCAGGACTTGGTTCTGGATCAGTTGTAGGTTCTGGCTCTGGATCGTTTGCTTCTTCGCCATTAATAGATGCAATAAGATTATTAAGATTTGATATTTCTGAAGCCAATTGTGCTGCTTCTGCTACCTGCTCTTGCTGCTCTTCAGGCGTTATAGGGGCTTCTGTAGGCGTTGGAGAGGGTTCTGGGATGGGTTCTGGAGCAAGGGTAGGTGTTGGACTACCAGCCTGTACTTGGGTGGCTCCCCAAGCCTCCAAAGAAACAATGTCTCCATTATGAAGCCTTACCCCTGTTCTAAGATTTTGATATTCAGGACCTTGATAACTATAGGACACTGCTAAACCGCCAGTATTAGTAATAGCAACTAATATATTTACTGTACTTGGTTGTGCCCCATAGTTACCGTAAGGGACCATGTTTAGATTTAATTGAAATCCGCCCTCTGAATAATATATATCCAAACCAGATGTGTTACTTACTCCTGGGAACCAGTCCATTGAATATAAGGAGATAGATGGTGTATTAGGATATGCCCAGTATGTAGGATCAGGTTGTCCAAATGTAATTACTGAGTTAGTTGTAGCATAAATGTTTTCATACTGTACCCCGTCAAAAGTCACGGTAGTTGCAATTGGTATTTGATAAGATATGTCATCACCTGAGCAAGTATCCATATGATGCACTGTAGGTTCGGCATCACCTTCATATGCTGCTGCTATGGTTTGTGATTGTATAAAGTTTACACAAGTGGCATTAGCGTTTTCTGGAAGCCATAGGTTAAAACCAAATGCTAATAAAGTTGCTGTTAATATTCTGGTTAATTTATTAATTGTCCTTTCTTCCTCCAGATTTAATAAAACTATTATAACATTTTATTTAAAAAAGAAAAGGGAGCCAGTTTCCTGACTCCCAAATCTTTTGATTTGTTAATTACTTAACAAGTGTAACCTTAGCCTTTGGATTCTTTGCGTTCCACTTCTTGGCAAGATCATTAAATGCCTTCTTCATTGCAGCGATAGCAGCAGCATTTTCTGCCTTTACCTTTGCAAGTTCAGCATCTGAAGCAACCTTTGCAGCAGCAAGAGCATCAGCAATGGCCTTATCAGCAGCAACCTTAGCGGTTACAGCATTGGCCTTTAATGTTGCAATTTCAGCAGCAGCAGTGATAGCAGCAGCGTCTGCAGCAGCCTTAGCAGCAGCAGCATCGCTTGCAGCCTTTGCTACAGCAGCAGCAAGAGCAGCATCTGCAGTTACCTTATCAGCAGCACGAGCAGCCTTTTCTGCAGCGAGTGCAGCATTAGCAGTTGCGAGTGCTCCAGCAAGATCTGAAACTGTTACGATTGCAGTCTGTGAAGTTGTGGCCAACTTAATTGTTGGAACTGATGTAGGTGCAGTAATAGATGCACCAACAGCAACGGTTCCAGCAGTTGCAGGAAGTGTAATGTCTGATGTGTAACGACCTGTTACAAGAGCATCAGCAGTTACTGTTCCAGCAGTTGCGCCACCAAGAGTAGTAACAGTTACTGTATCAGCAACAGCGTTGCCGAAAATATCTGCTACATCAAGAGTTGCAGTTACCTTGCCAGAAATATTTCCTGAAGCAGGGATTGACATCTTAAGTTCATATGCAGGACCTGCAACACCCTTAAGATAAATTGTTGTGCTTGCGCCTACTACAGAAACTGTAACAGCAGAAGCAGCAGTGCTTGTTGTATATGCATAGACAGTCGCTGTTGTTGAAGCAGGTGTGACTGTGATTGATGAGGATCCAGCAGATGCATTAACTGTTGAACCAATTGCAGAAACGAGGCGAGTATTTGCACCTACTGCTGTAAATGTTACTGGTGTTCCAGAAACAACACTTGCAGTAATAAGCAATGCTTCGTTGTTTGTTACAGTTGCGGTATCTGCAACGCTTACTACGTTATCAGATGGAACCTTGACTGTGAATGGTGAGGCTGCAGTACCTGCGCCAGAAATTTCTGTTGTTACGTCTACAGAAACGGTATTGGCACTTGCAGGTGTCACTACTAGTGTGCCCAAGCCCATGGCTGCAACCATGACGAGAGCGATCTTTTTAAATGAATTCATTTTTCTCCTTTTATTATTCATTTGGTTTATATTGTTTTTAGCCTATCCAAATAGTTGTTAATGTCTTCTATTTGACTAGGTTTATAGTGTATCACATTCTCTGGTAGGCTGTCAACTTTGCGTGGCCTATCCCTAAAAGTATGAACCTCAACTTCAAGGTTTTGATCTCTTGGTGTATGTGATATTGCACCAAAAATAGCACCGCATACTGCGTCTGCTAAATCTTTAGATTTTTTACGTGGGTGATCTACCTTATCATTTTTCATAATCTTTAACTCAGTTAATTCTTCAAATAATAAATCTATTGCTGGCATAACTAGTCTTTCTTCATAAACAAGCATGGCCATATCTTCATAATGCTTCTTTGCTACTGATACGGTTTCAGTTCTCATACCTACTGCCCGCAGTTCATTTTGAATATCAAATGACTGCCAACGGTCAAAAGAAACCATTCCTATATTAAAGCCAATTCTTCTAAGATTTTGTATCCATTGTTTAACCTCAGATAGGTTTACTGGGCCTTCTACCTTTGGCTCCCACCAAGCAACCGCATCTACAACTACTATTGGAGATATTTGCTGGTAATCTTTTATCACTTGAACATTAACCCATTTATCTACATGTGCAATTGCTACAGCACATTTGTCATGTTTTTGTGCAAGGTCTGCGTGTATATAATATGTTTTTTCTGGATCTGGTTTAAAGTTTTCTTCAAATCTTTTAAAAGCATCTAGGGGATTTCTAGAACTCATACAATTTTTAACTTTTTCTGTTTGCTTAAAGAATGCATCAGATGCATATGTTGGAATACAAGCAAATCTTTGCATTGCATCTCCAAGGTCAGTAATAAATGCAATTTTGAAATCATCAATTTTTCTAGTTGGGTTTACATCCCATGTTGGTCTTTTAAGTGCAAATACACCTGGATACCTATAAGACTTTATATGATCTTCATCCCAATTAATTTCTAATTGGTTGTTTGGGTCATTTTCATCTAGTAATGGATCAATAATAAATTTATGCGCTTTGTGTATTACTTCTTTT